GTAGAGGCAACATCTCCCGCTGCATTGGAAATGTTAACGTATTGCAAACCACTTCTACCAAATACAAGACTATTGTCAACACTTACTAGAGGAGTACTTGTGGCTGTTGTAGCCGTAGCCGCGTTCCCACTAATTGAAATACCCCAAGTGCCGCTTGCGCCTGTACCTGTTAATGTGGGAGCGTAGCTGTTGTAGTTAGCTCCATGAAGAACGGTGTTACCGTTAATTTGTGTTGTGCCGTCGTCTAAATCAAAAGAAACACGAACATTGCCGCCGCCAATAAATCTAATCTGGTTACCATCACCATCCCAACGAATACCCCAAGCGTTTGCTGCGGTTGGGTTAGAAGGGTAATACTCACGGGAAATCCCCCAAATGTCAAAATTACCGTCACCTGTATCAAGACCTAAAAAGCCATTTGGCATCTGAGGCCGAGAATTCACCGCTCCTTGAAACAAGGCTTTGCCGTAGAAAGTAGTATCGCCGCCGCCATAACCAATACCAATAGGCCCCGAGTGGCCGTACTGAAGCCACAGGGTGTCGGCGTTAGTCTTGGTCTGAAGCGTGTTGTAACGTCCGCCGTAACCAATCTCCAAATTACCAAACACGCCACCAACATTGTTATTGGCTGCAATAATGCTTCCGGTAATGGTTCCGCCAGCTAAAGGCAAGTACGTACTAGCCGCTGACGCAGAAGTCAAATAGCCTGACAGCGCAGAGCTCGTGATGTAGCCACTTGGGTTGCTGCTGTTGTATGGTGTGAACCCCAGAGCAGTTGTCACCATGCCGGATGTGATGCCGGTGATGTAGCCCGATGGGTTGCTGCTGTTGTAAGGTGTGAAGCCCAATGCGCCAGTAACGTCACCTGAAGACAAAGTGATCGCGCCTGTGCGGGTGTTGAAACTTGTCACACCGCCAACGATGTTAATCACACCAGTGGCTGAGTCGTATGACCCTGCGCCAGTGACAGAGATCGCTCCGCGAGCGCCTGCGGCAGTAACAAACCCGCTAGGATTCGTTGCGTTATATGGGGTAAACCCTAATGCTGTAGTTACGTTACTGGATGTAATACCAGTGATATAACCAGCTGGATTGGTAGCGTTATATGGGGTAAACCCTAATGCTGTTGTAATATTACCACTAGTCAATGCAGCCCACGAGGTGGACGTGGCATCAGTCGTCAGAAACTTACCTGCGTTGTCTGTCTGAGATGGCAAGAAGCTGGCTTTAACTGCCGCTGTCAAAGTCCCGCGAACAGTGTCAACGCTCAAGTACTGAGGATGGTCGTCGTCAGACAAACCGGACAAGTTACCGTGGTCAGTTATCAGTGAAGCCGCAACACCTGCCGCAGCGATCGAGCGGATGTCGGTGATCGAAACCAGACTGGCTTTAACAGCGTTGCTAAAACTGTCGGCACACTGAAAAACGAGTCTGTACAGCGGACGGAATTCCACTGAAGGAAAGCCGGGAAGTTGCAACGATGTAAAGTCAACCGCTTCAGCGGCGCTCTGCAAATCACTTTCGGCTTGGCCGATGATTGCAATGACTGGGTATGTCAGGTTGTTAGTCGCCAGAATCCATGATGTGGCGTACTTGTTGTTTGCGACGTCGGCTGTTGACCAAACGCCACCAGACAGTGCGTTGTATTGAGGACGAGCAGTACCTTGCTTGAGTGGGTAGTCAGTCGGTGCGTCAATAACCCAACCTGTGCCAGACAAATACAACACTGGAATGCGAGCAGGGCTCAGAAGGTCTTGTTCCCACGTACCGGCTGTTGGTGTGTTGGTCGCAGTGACGATGATCTTCATATCCTCGTCAAAGAACGTACCGCCTTCAAGCGTCAGCTGTGCGTGAGCATTGGAACTACCGTTACCGCCAAGGGTGTAGCCGCTTGCACCGAAGCCACTAGCTAGGGCCGCGCCGCGCGTACGGTGCAGGTATTCGTGAGTCTGCCAATCAAGGACAACGCCGTGACGTTCGTCACCAAAGTAGGGGCAAGTTCCGGTAGCCGCGTTCCAATAAACGTATGCCGTTGGGGCTTCTACAGAGAATGTGAAGTAGCCAGCTTTTGCAGCAAGAACGCCGTTTGCGTCGTAATAAATCGAGTACATCCCCGATGTATTGGGGATTGTAACGGTCTGCGCAGAGCTGACAACAACCTTCTTGCCTTTGCACCAAACTGTAAAGCTAGTGCTTACAGGTGCAATCGTGAACGTACGGGTCGATGCGTTGAAGCTAATCGTGGAGGTTGTACGGTCTTCATGACCCATGGGTTCACCGGTAATACCGGATACTTCCGCTAGATTGGTGAAGTTTGCGTCGACTTCGTTATTTGTAAGAGGCGAGCCCTTACCCGCTCGGGTAACAATATCAACCATACAACACTACTCCAAAATTTAGCTAACTGTGATCGCCCATGTAATGCTCATGGCGTCATCTGCGCCTTTGTTGACAACAGCAAACACGGTACGGCATAGCATTGTGCCAGCAGAAGCGTCGTTAAATACACCAGCCTCAACCACAGCGCCTGTGCCTGTACCAGCTGGGAAGCTAGCAACATAGGTCACAACAGCGCCAGAGGAAGTGGCAGAAGTCAGGGCAACGCGACCAAGGGACGCGCCAAGGGTTGTGTCGGAATTCGAAGCAGCGGTGCTGCTAGAACCGATAGCCATGTGGCTCATCGCCGTAGGCGTGCCGACAATGCGGGAAGCAATGTGCGTTTTACCTGTTCCCACAACAAGATTTTTGATCTCGCGGCGGTCTTTGATTTGGCCATCTGAGCCGGTGATTTCGACGACTACGTCGCCAGTAACTTTGAGTTGGTCGTTTAGCATGGGAGCTCCTATGAAAATGTTCGGGATTCACCGACGTAGTCTTCTGCGAAGTATGACAGATCGCAGTAACTTTGGGAAGTCAAACTGCCGCTGCTGGCCAAAGATACCGAGTCGGCTTTGTTCGCATCCCAAGCCCTCGTGCTAGTGTCAGAAGTGAAGACAACGTTCGTAATGTACTTAACGGTCTGGTACGTCACACCATCCACCAAATCGGCGGTGTCGTTCATCGCGAAGCCGTCAGTAATGACTCGGCCAATCGTCTTCAGTAACGTTTCCGATGTAGCTACAGAGTTTGTCAAACCCTTCGCAACTGATTTTACCGTGGAGTCTGTGTGACTCAAGCTGTCAGTCAAACCTTTTTGTATTAACCATCTCGGGGTATCAGGGACGGTTAGAGTCTCAAAGTTACCCTTAGTAAGATGTGTCGTCGCAAAGTCTGTGCTGCCAAACGAGCTAGACACAGGCCGTTGAAACGTAAATGACGAAGCGTCTGTAAACCCAAAAGAGGTCGCCAATGGACGGGCAAAGGTGTAGCTAAGCGCATCTACCGGCGTAGTCGTATCTGTGAAATTACGAATGTACTCAAGCGTGCGGATGATGAAGTCCGGCAGAGACACACTGTCAGTATAGGCAAGTTGCGTGTCAATACTTGTGATGTAGTCTGTCTGCCCGAACGTATCAGTCAGCGCTTTCTGCGTCGTTCTAAACGATGCGTCAGCTACAAAGACTTCATTGGCAAAGTACTGGAACCGACCAGACGTATCAAGGTACGCCGCGGGCACCATAACGATGTAGTTCAGGTTAGCCGCAGGTACTATCACAGTCACCGATGCACCAGCAACGACAACAGAAGTAGCAGCAGCTAAAAGTGCAGCCGAAGTCTCGGCTACAGGCGCTACGATGACGACGCTTGCCCTTGCTCTTGTAACAGCCGTGGAAGCCGCTAGAGCAGTTTTGACAACCGTCACGCCCATTAGAAGTCCTCGCGCAGCTTAAACTTCAACAAGTCGTAAACAGTTTGGATTGTTCCGTCAACAAATGTGATCTGGATTTCGCCTTCGTAGTCGCCAGCTTCACCCAGCAACATAGCAGGAGCGGAAGCAGGGTAGAACGCAACTTGGCCGTTAGCGCCGTCAGTCACGGAGCCAGTCACAGTAGCAGTCAGGTCGGCAGAACCAACTGCTCGAAATTTAAGCAGTACGGTAGCGCCAGTGAGCGCAATCGCATTACCTGTGATTTCATCGGTGATGTTGCAGACTAGCGCAGGTTTGGTGTCGCCCTGTACGAGTTTAATTTTCTCGGCCATGTGTCACCTCAGATTTTAGGCGCTACGCCTGTTGTACCAGCCATCTCAGTTGTCAGTGCAGCTTGGAATGCTGCGTAGTGAGCCTGTGCGCGTTGAGCGTTACCAGCGTATTCGCTGTCCTTGGTGTAGGCGCGGTACAAGATGTAGTCGGCCAAGACGTTGCCGTAGATGTCGGGCAAGCTGATATTACCCGTCACAGCGCTGTATACAGCCCCATCAGCGGGCTCCGCGATGTCAGTTGGGTAGGCAGAGTACACAATCTCTACAGAAGCGCCTGTAGAGGCTGCTGGTGGGTATACGTAGAACACCTTGGGGTCACGAGCATCGTACATGTAGTGCAGAATCTCAGTCACGCCTGTCATGTTGTACCAGTTGGGGCTCTGTGTGTCCAAGATGTTACGCACGGTCATGCGAACAGAACGCTTTGTACCAGCGGTATTACGAATCACATCGATGAGTTTGGAGCCGTTAGTAGGAACAGCTTGTTTCGCCCCGGCAACTAGAGCCACAGTGGCGTTAGTCACCATAGAGTCAGGACGGTACAAGACCACTTCACGCTGACCGTCATTTAGGTAACGAACAAGTTCAGCCACTGGCCAACGCACAGACGTGTTGTCCTGCATTGTCTCAACGACACGACGGATGATTGATTGTGCTGCAATGGTCATGATTTACCTCAAGCGAAAGGACGATAGCGAACGCGCATCGAGCCACGAACTGATCCGTAGTTTCCTTCAATGCGAGCAGAATTAATTTGGCGTGCTACAGAGTCCATGAGTTGCTGGGCTCGAGCAAAGTTTGTAAAGGGTTGGTCGGGAATCTGCATCGCACGGGCGATAGCGCCAGAGGCAACTGCATCACTCCATGTGTTAAACAGGTCGTCGTCCAGCTGAGTCGCAGTGATCGCAGGACGTAAAGTGACGGCCACCACAACGGTGTACTTGCCATCAGGTGGAGGGGACAGCTTCAGCGTAAAGACATTGTCAGTGCGGTCAGTGTAGAAACCGCGTGGCTTCGCTTGTGCTGTGGGTAGGTCGTTGCGAATGGCTTCGAACAGACCAGCAGAGAGTTCTTTACCGTCAACCGCAACACTCATTACACGATCGATCTCGTGGTTTGCTGTAGGCGGGTCTAAGTCATACTGGGTTACACCAGCGACAGTTTTGAATGAATCGAGGTTCTGGCGCAGAACT